AGGCTGCCGCCCGAATTCGAGCGANAANCANNCAAAGNCAGAGCACACACCCCGCCGNNGGGGCCANCANNCCAGNGCCCGCCCCGTNGAGGAAGGCGCTCTCCACTATTTCGCACCCAATGCCCGTCGTCTCCGTGTGCACTATCCACAGGAAACAAACCAAGTAATTTAAGAAGGTTAGGAATAATCACTCCTCCGGCGGCTACCGTGGTTTGAAAAGCATTGTATACGTATGCAGTATCGCCTGTATTGTTGATAATAGCGGTATTCACCCTTATGTCGCCAATGTCTCCACTTCCTCCCGCTCCCGTACTATCATATTTTAGTGTATTGGCCGTACCTGGTGCAACTAAACTACCGTCTTGAAGGATCGCCTTCCATTCCGCACTACCCACCGCCTGGCTTTTGGTATTATCGGCGGCATTATTGTTTTCTAATATTTGTATTTCTCCGTTATTTAACCTAATCCCCCCGACCCACTCCCACACATTGCCGCACATATCAAATATACCAAACAATTTTCCGTTATGGGCCCACGTCCTCCGCCCGGTACCTGTATACGTCCTGCCCTTATAAGTAGTTTCGCCAATCTTATAATAATAACTTGGAATCGCAGTCTCATATCCCGCATCTGAACTAGCTGAATAATTGGTATTTCCGCGTGGCATAAGGTTATTAACTTTGCTCCACAGTGCCAACGCCGCCCATTCCGCATTGGTCATTAAATGCCAGCCAGGTCCGTTTTGCTTACAGGCCAGGAGGGCATTATCGAAGTTTATGTTTACGCCCGGATCCCTATAATACAATGACAATGCTCGTAGACTTGAACCGGACCCGATATATATGCATGGGTACTTAGCTATATAAATATCCTCTTTTACGTTTCCGTTTACGACAAATGCGGGATGTGGGGAACTCCCTGAACCGGGAAGCACGTATTCGCAATTAAAACGCTCAATTTTTACCATTATTGACGGGAAATATTCCAGTGTAAATAACACTGTATTTTCCCCTGCAGATAGTTCCTGAATTGCTTCCTTCCACCACTGTCTCTCTGCTGCGTCTCGTATTGGCCCTATGCTTACAAAACGTTCAGTTAATGCTCTTTCTACTGATATTAAGTCAAACGTTACAAATCTCCGAGAAGTTCTGCCGGGAAAACAGATATTTTTACTCCCCATATTCATCTCCCCATTTCAAAACAACTGATCCTGTGTATATCTCGCCCATCTTTTTTCCTTCTTCGTGCTTGTCATTCTTTATCAAATACCCCGCCATATCTTTTCTGGCCTTTTTACTTTTTTCGTCCATATATTCAAACATATTTTCTCTCTTTTTTTCTTCGGTCTTCTGAAAGTTTATCTTAAAAGTAATCTTAAATGTACCATCCAAATCATTTATTATGTGTATTTCGTCGTTCAGCTCAGCTAAACCTGAGTTTGTTAGCACATATTGCTTACAATCATCTCTGTCGATTGCCAAATCAAACGAAAATTTACCTTCGATTTGATGTTCCACTTACATCACCTTCCGTAATCTAAAATATAACGTAAACCCTTCTGTAGCGCCAAGTGGACTATCATTCGACAACACCATTTTTAAATTTGTTCCACAATAAATACCGTGAATCGGTATCGCGTATGCCTCTATCTCCGTACCCGATATTGTCAACTTCTTACTGCACAGAATATTAGTCAAGAAGGCATACCTTTCAGCTCCACCAAGCATCCCCTCTATGTTAAAAACCTTAAAACTGACATCAGTAATTAGGCTAGGGTTGTAAATGATTAGCATATATTCCTCAACCGGATCCTCTGGTATCGAAATTACAACTTCTTTTTGAGTATTCGCCGAGGAATTATTACTCCAAGATATTGATATATCAACCCCGACTTGTTCGCCTATTACTTCTCTTCCACATATCCTTGTTTTCAATAACCACTTCGTTAAGTTTGTTGCTTTGTTCAGTATCTGTTCACATGTATACAAACCTGTCGCCTCCATAAAATGTTTTATGAGAAATTTCGTTACCTTCGTAATAAAATAAACGCATACTTACTTCCATAATGCCCCTTCAGAATATTTTAACTCCGCATCTTTCCATTGAGAGGTAGTTTTATCCCATGCTTTTACAGGGGCTAGCACCCATCCTGTGCCAGTCCAATATTTGAGCTTATGCACGCCCTTGAGAGCATACAAATAATAGTCATGGCATCCAAAGTAAATAGTTCCATCGGAATCAATAGCCGGGGAGGAATTCATATTGTATTTAGTAGCAAATTTCCACTTTCTTGTTCCATCCGGGTTGAAGGCGTAAAGACACCTAGCAGAACCGCCACTCACATAGATTACACCACTAAACAAACTGTTTCCACTCTATACCGTCCCATTGTTTCCCATGTTTTTCAACCCAACTTGTCCCGCTCCATTCTTTCAGTGTGCCAGTTTTCCATTCTGTACCTGTCCAGTATTTGAGCTTAGAAAGGGCAAGAGCAAGAACGGCAGTCCAAATTTGATATTTAGAGCCGTCATATTCCTGCCAAACATAATAAATCGCATTGCTGGTTACCTGTTGTTGTGGGACAATCTTATTATAAGCACTTGTAGTTTGCTTAACAGGCGTAAAGCTACTACCGTCCAGACTAGAGGTAGCTGTCCAGATTTGATACCTGCTACCATCATATTCCCGCCAAACGTAGTAAATTACATTACCTACTACTTGCAGTCGGGGCTCGTATTTATGATACGGGCTTGTAGTCTGCTTAGTAGCCGTCCAGCCTGTACCGTCAAGGTTCATTAATGCTGTCCAGATTTGATACCTGCTACCATCATATTCCCGCCAAACGTAGTAAATTTTAGTGCCTATTACCTGTAACTGAGGATTGTACTTTTGGTAGCTATTAGAAGTACGTTGTGTTGCCGTCCAACCAGTGCCGTCAAGGTTCATAATAGCCGTGTGAATTTCTGCGTTACATACAAAAATGTAATATATCTTATCGCTAACTACCTGAAGTTGTGGATCGTAACTATTATAACTACCCTCAGTACGTTGTGTTGCCGTCCAACCAGTGCCGTCAAGGTTGGATTTGGCTGTCCAGACTTGAGCTTTATTATAAGCGTCATCTTCCTGCCAGACATAATAAATTTTATCACCAGAAACATAGAGCTGAGGGTAAAACGTGCTATATAGCGTCCCTATTTGCTTAGTAGCCGTCCAGCCTGTACCGTCAAGGTTCATTAATGCTGTCCAGATTTGGTCTTTGCTACTATCTTCCTTCCAAACAAAGTAAATTTTATTGTTTACTATATGCATCTGGGGATAATAGGCTCCATACTCAATCTCAGTACGTTGTGTTGCCGTCCAACCAGTGCCGTCAAGGTTGGATTTGGCTGTCCAGACTTGAGAGCTTTTCTCTATAAACGTAGTAAATTACATTACCTACTACTTGCAGTTGGGGCTCGTATTTATGGTACGGGCTTGTAGTCTGCTTAGTAGCTATAAAAGACATGACACGTATTCTCCTTACCTTACTACGTAGTATCCACCCACAAATCCCCTGTTTCTATGGCTGTAGGTTGTTCATTATGTACCCATATGTTTCTGCCGCCNACTTGTCCTGTAGTAGTTCTATCGCTCCATGGCCCCGGCGTGTAGAAGCTGGGCCAAACGTCCTGTCCAGTCAGGTTCTTCGGTTACGGCATCAATATACACTGTTACGCTGTCGCTGTTCGTTATTTGTAAACATATCTTCCCTCCAGAAGGATTTGGCGTAACTGCAAAGGTTCTTAATGCTTCATGCCAATCATCTGCTATGTCAAAATTCTAGTTCATGCGGTGGTTCAGTATAAACTTTCGTCTCTACCCCTTCGATGGTTTGCCATGTCCATAAAGGAACAGGAGAAGATTGCAAGACCTGCACTTTCACTTTTCCGCCAGATCCCTTAACCCTAAAAGAGTATCTTGTATCGGGACACCACCAGCTCCACCAGGCAGGATCGGCCAGTCCTCCAATACCTGTTTCTTCTTTTTGTTTTGCGTATTGACCAGGCTCAAGTTTGAGACTATACGTATTATCAAACCTTGAATTTGGCGTTACTTCTCCGCTTGTGTCCCAAAAATCAGGCTTTTTAGTTGCTAAATTAAACCGTTCAAAACTACTGTTGTAAACTTGGTTTGGATAAAACTTGAAAAACTCAGGGTTTAGGCCATGCGAATCAACGGCTTTTTCACCGGTTTTAGTTGGCTCTAGCTTATCAGGATCAAGCGATATAATTTTGTCGTTGGAGATTGAATTATTGATTACGTTATAACCCGAAACTTGATTGTTATAATTTGTTATAGTGCTTATTTTCTCTCTGATTTTAAGCATTTCCGCTATTTCTCTTTCAATCGAATAACCAGGTTCCCCAACATTCAATTCACATTTCCAGGGCTGAAAATAGTCATACTTATAACTCACTATTCGTTGTTTTTCATTGATCCCCATATCTTCATCGATAACGTCTACTATATCTCCTAGCGTAAAAGATTCGTGAGCGTATTCCGGTAATGATCTCAAGTCAACAATCTTGATTGTGTAAGTATACCTGGGTCTGCACATTTTCTTCAGATATTTCTCTGCCGCGGCTTTTAATAAAGTAGCATCATAAATATTTTGGTTTTGCCAAACTCCTTCCAGTATTTCGGTTGTGTAACTAAAATTCTCAATATAAAGCGATCCATTGTTTACTGAAGCAATATTCAGGTCATCTTGGCCGAAGGGATATAATTTGGTGATTATATCGTTGTCGATAATGCGAGTAATTTCTTTGATATTTTTTTTGTATCGTACCTGAAAGCCGTTATATGGTTGCATTAACTCTTCATCACGCAGGTGAAGCACTTTTCCTTTACTATCCCAAACTAAGAAGCCTCCCCACAATTCTTGCACCCTGCTTATATTCGCCAGTAATGACAGCTTCTCAGTTTCCAGGTCAAATATGCCTCCTACATCCACAGTGCCTACATTCCAACCACTTCCTTGAAGTAACCTGTACAGCGCGCTTCCTGCGCTGCCGTCGGAGAATCCACCTTGACCCGGTTCGCCAGAAAGTATAGTTACGGCCAAGGGAACATTATCGACCGGTACAGTTGGGTATATTTTACTTAACGCTATCCAAGATTCTTCGGCATGAATAGTATCAAAATTTCGCTTCGGCCCTTTTCCTTCGGTTGGTGCAGATATAATAAAATCTCTACCGTCCGCAACAATATGATTGCCCCTGACAAGATACTGGTGCTTGTTGCTGGTGAACGGCACGGAAAAAATTAATGTCGATGTACCATTTAAATTTAAATCAACCTGGCAATCTTTAACCCCGTCTTGCAGAGATAAATAAGCCAGCAGGTTGTTTAGGTTATCTCTTACTTCAAGACGCTTGGTCATGGTTATATATTCAACCCCTATCACGCTTAAACTAAACTATATCCCACCGAATAAGTGATGGAATCAGCATTGGCATGAGTTATTGTTACCCGCCATGTTTTGGGAATTACGTCGTTTGCCACGCTATTAGCTACCGCGGTTGCTGCCGGGAAAACTTTATATATGGTTGTGCTTACACCCGTAACCGCCGCACCTTCCAGGACAATATAATACTTCCCTGAAGCAGGATCCTTGCCCTCGATTTTCAAAGCAATTGAAGGCGCACCGGTAATTTCCGTAACATCCAAAACAACATGCACGCCATTTTTTCGTCCATTTGTTACATCAGAACTATTTATGGTGGCTGTTCTGGCTGCACTGACTAAAAGCGTGCCTTCTATGCCGTCTAGGAGTGTTTCCAGGCTATCAGTCTGAGTAATTAGTGTGTCAAGTTTATTTTCGACCCCATCCAAGTAAGCCTCCAGGTTTCCGATACGCGTTCTCAAATTCTTCAGTATCGCTATCTGGCTACCATCGCCGCTTGGTGATTCAGTATCAGCTTGAGCACCGATACCCGCTTCCAATCCATCGGTCTGAGTAATCAGAGTATCTAATTTTCCTTCAAGCTGGTCAGTATACGTTTCTATGTTTCCTAGCCTGGTACGCAAGTTTTTAAGAATAGCTACCTGTGAACCATCGCCCGTAGCGACTTCAGCATCAGCAGGAACACCTGTACCGGATTCCAGGGTATCCGTATTACTGCCGATGTTTGTTAACAGAGATTCAACGGTATCAAGGTAGGTTTCAAGATTGCCCATCCTTGTCCGCAAGTTCTTTAAAACCGCCACAACAGAACCGTTACCGCTTGGCGCCTCAGCATCAGTTGTTGCCCCAATAGTCGTATGAGCGCCATCGGTTGACGATGTTGCAGACGTACCTCCTGAACCTAGATTATCCGCTTGCTGAACCAGAATAAAAGATGTCTGCGGTGTCGCTCCATTGGCGTACCTGAACCGATAGTATCTTTTACTTATAGTTATCCAACCACTGTCGGTAGTAGTATTTGCACTAACAGCCACCGTCTTAGCTGCTGTCCAGGATGATCCATTTTCACTTTCTTCAATGTAAAGCGTACCGGCATGGCTGGCTTGTACTATGCCGCGTAGTTTTCCCACCGGAAGCGAAGGTTTTGTAGTGCCACTAGGAGCCAAAGCATCTACGGCCGTTTGAGCATACTCACCAGAAGCGGCCAGGGTAGTTGTAGTTAGAACAATACCCATATCGCCCAGGGCTGCTACCATAGCTGCCCATTGCTTTTGCGCTTCGCTGTATACCGCAGTTGTTTTTATTCCGTCCAGGTCAGTGTTAAGTTGCTGATTAAACGCTGGCATAAAATAGTACCCCCTTTAAATCCATCTGTCCCGCCATTTTAACGTCATGTCTGAATATGAAACAACAATGTCATTATTCCCCGTTCGCAAAACGGGAAAAACACCGTTGTAAGTACCGAGAGCATTTGTATCATTCAACTTCACAGTTTGGTTTTCGGTATCTATTACTAATATATCTCCCGCCACCAAATCCCCTGTCCAGACCATTACTTCACCATTAACATTAATCATTGGATTCACTATCGGACCATAAACATATATCTTAAACGGCGCATCTACATTGCCGGCATTGGCAACCGGGCCGCTGCCGGCAAAACTATGTTCATCCGTACTAACAATAAAAGGATTTACCATCTTAAGGGGTATTACAAAGTCAAACCAAGTCGGCTGCTGGTTATTTATGCGCATATCCCCCGCATACTTAACGTAGTACAACCGGGTTGGGTCATCTTCAAATACCAGCGTTTTGACCCCAGTCAAAGGATTTAACTGACTGGCAAGGGTTCTTTTTAATACGTATCTGGTGGCAGGGTCTATTTCCGCTGTTGATACGTGCAGTTCTAATATTCGAGATCTTAACTCGCTTCCAAAATCAATTTCTCCGTGCCGGCCAGGTATTTCTTCGGTATTTTCCCGAGTTGAAGGCAGTAAATCCTCCCGGCTATCGCGGGCTACCAATATACCGAGAGGTTGCAGGATACCATTGGAATCTATTGTGAAGTCAGTTCCTCCAACCCCAGGGCTATAACCTTCCCCACCAAGTTCAACTGCTACTGTCTGAGCCATTTTAATTAACCCCCCGCTCTGACTAGACTTAATACGGCACTTTTAAGCTGTCTGGTCAATCCGTTTACGTCCAGCTCGTCTTCCGGTTCGTAATGTTCTATGTGAAGTAATTTGTCTATCTTCATAAACATACGCTGGTTTATCGCGGCTATAATCCGGTCAGCTGCTTGATTGATAATTGTTGATAAATCTGGAGCGACAGGCAAGGTCTTAGCCGTCTCACGCGGGATAACATATTCCCCCTTTTGGAGGAGGGCTAAAGTATCTGACAGCACCGGGCCTCCTTCGTGATAGATCATTATGTTTTTGGAGGATTCATCTCTTTTCACGTCGTGCCCTAGAGCCGAAGCCACCTCCCTGATGCCCACATATGCACTACCACTCATAATTTGCAGGGGAGCAAAGGTTTTGCCGCCTATTATTACTTGCTTTTTAGTAGCGTCCCAAGTAATCGATTCATTTAGCAAAGACGCTAGCGTTTTCGCTGGCATAGCCGCTGATCCACCAATCATCACATACTGCCCGGATGTAATGGTAGCTGTTGGGGCTTTACCGGCTTCACCAGCACCGCTGGTCACTGTTCCTTTTGCAGATGTACCGGAAGTTTGTTGAAATACATCTATTTGCTGCTGCAAACCAGCCAGATATCCTGCTAAATCTGCACTCTCCATGCCTTTCTTAATTGCGTCTATTATGTCATAGCCTTTTTTCAGGAAGCCGTTATTCTTTGCGGCCATAGACGCTATTGTATCTAAAAGACCTTTGTCGGTGATTTTTTTCACTTCGTCATAGTAGTTTTTAAGTTCCTTCTTTTTTTCCTCAGCAGTATTTTTAACCTGTTCGATTTGCTCCTGATAGGCTTCTTTTTCAGCCTCTATCTGTTTTCTACGATCATCCCGCTGCCAGTCTTCCTGCTTTTCTGCCCAGGATTTATTTTCCTCCGCTATCTGTTTATCGATATTGGCAATAGCCTTGGCATGTTCCCGTCCGGTACGTTGCTCATGGTATAGCCTCTGCTCATATAGATCCCCCAGGCGTTTTTCGTGCGCTTCTCTAGTATCTTCCCGCTCATCCTGGTCTTTTTCTTCGTCAATGGCTTTTAACCTGGCGTCCAGTTCGTCTATTTTGCTTTGAATGTTATTTATAGTTTCTTCAGCAGCTCGATTGATGGTGTCAACTTGATTTTGATATGTTTTTTCTATGTCCTCTGCCACGGCTTTCAGTTTATTGCCATATAGCCGGGCAAGTTTCTCCTCTAACTCCCATTTCTGAGATACCGACCACTCATGCTTTCGGCGAAGTCTCTCGTATGCTGCAATTTGTGAATCTACTGACATACTGTTCATCGCTACTTCATGGTTTATCCACAGATCTATGCGGCGGTATATGCTTTCCTTGACAGATGCTATCTTTTCCAAGACAGCTATCCTGCCTTCTTCGGTCTTTGCTAATTTTTCCAAACGTTCAAGTTCAGTCAACTGCTGTTCTTCGGTAAGTTTACCTGATTTTACTTTATTATCTAAAGCGGTAAGTTCCTTGCGCAGGGCTTCATCTGTTTTTGAGGCAACCTTACCTACAGATTTTGACGCAACTTCCCCCCGAGTTAACGGTTGCCGAAGTATTCTTTAAAGTTGCCTTGCCCGCTTTCTCAACTGCTTCAACTGCCTTATCGTAAACCGTCGAAATTCGATTATAATGTTTTTACCGCTTCGCTAAGCGTTGCATTTTGCGCCTTCAAAGATTCCTGAATGGCCTGGTGTTTTGATGATATTTGCCCGGAGGCCTTCTCAGCTACTGAGAGTTTTACTTTCATCAAGAAAGGGAACAAACTCTAAAGGCACAACACCGGTGCTAATTCTAGCCATTTCCATTCTGGTTCGTTCTATTTCCGCGAACGCCGTCGATTTTTTAAACAGCTAAATTTGCAAGCATAGCACGTGTATTATCAGTTATTGATCCCGTTGAAACTGTCAATCGCAAGTTTCTCTTGCCCGTAAGCCCTCAGAAGTTCTGGTAATATATTTTCCATATCTCTGGTAACGTTATTAAGAAGTTCTTGAGCCTCTGCTTTTTTTGTATCACTTACGGCGGCATTTTCAACCACGGTTTTAGCCTGATTATATTTGTCAATTAGATTTTTAGTTTCTTCTGTTAAAGCGTTAGTAGCATCCGCTGCCTCGTTGGCCCTAATTCTATACATCATATATGCTCCTGCAGCAAGACCCGCTCCAGCAGCAACTAAGCCCAGAGGGTTCATCATAAGAGCAGCAGTCAATCCTCTGGTAGCAAGAGTCGCGGCAAAAGTGCTTGCTCTAAAAGTCTCTAACGCAACAGCCGCCATACTTATGCTTTTATGTATTGTAAACGCCGTGCCTAAACCAACCAATACCGCTGTAAGTTGTCTGCCGTGTTCAACAACAAACGCAAAACTTTTACCTATTTGCGCTCCCCATTTTTCAAGTTGTCCTGTATCGGCCAGTTTATTTAAATGCTTCAAGGCATTTTCTACCATCGGCTTAATTTGCTCGAACAAACCTTTACCCAGCGTTCGTCCGGCTTTTTCAGACCAGTCCTGTAAATTAGAAATCATACCTCCCAGGGTCTTGCTTTGGGCGGCCATCATGTTTGGAAAACGGGCTGACATTCCTTCGGTTAGTGCCTGAATTGCCTTATCAGCAGGAATTACACCCTTTTCGGCGAGTTTCATTACTTCGGCAGTGGATTTGCCCATTGCTTTAGCCAGAATATCCCATGCCGGAATACCGGCTTCCGTAAGCTGCATCATCTCTTGAGCGCTAACTTTTGCCTTGGCTCTCATTTGCCCAAGTGCCAGAATTATCCGGTTAACTCCTTCAGCCCCCATGCCCAGGCCGGCAGCGGCATTTCCTATGGCAGTCAGTGTTGGCAGTACTTGTTCCATTGAAAAGCCAAAAGCTAACATTCTAGTTGCCGCCGTCCGAAGCTCCGTAAATTCAAACGGAGTTTTTGCCGCAAATTTCTCTAAATCGTCAAGGAAAGATTTAGCTTTTTCAGCACTGCCGAGCATTGTCGAAAAACCAATTTCGGCTTGCTCCATTTGTATGTTTGTGTCAATCAACCAGCTGCGGGCAGCTCTACCGGCCATAATTCCCAGAAAACCCACGACTGCAGTTTTAAGATAATCAAAGCTTCTTGACGCCGTTTCAGCATCTTTTTTGATTCGGTTCATCTGCTGCTCGCTGACAGCGCCCATCCGCCGCAAAACATCACTTGCGTGGTCAGTAGCTTTCAAGATAATTTCAACAGTGTTTTTCAATGGCATAGATTCACCAACTTCCGGTATTGCATTATAATTTCTTTTAAGTTAAACTAAAAACAAAAAGGAGGGCTCACCCTGGACATTTTAATAATTACAACAGGTGCCGCTGTTATTGCCATAGGGTTATTGGGGGGATTGTATATAACCATCCAGTTCAGCCCGGTTTATGGCATCGCGGCAATAATATACTCTTTTCTTACCGGTATCTTCTTTTTTGCCCTTGGTGAAATTATCGAGCGACTAAAAAGTATCGTGATTTTACTTGAGCCGGATGAAGAATCAGAAGAAAACTAAAACCGTTTATTTCTTAGAAATCTCTTCTGTCCTGACTGCTATTTTATCTGTTGCTTCAATTGGTAATCGCTTGACTTCTTCAATGCTCCATTGTTCATCAACCGATAAGGCATTAGAACAGATGCTCCATTGCCGTTTCAGCGATGCTAAAGACAGATTACTCATTTTCATCGGTTCAAATGTTTCTAATTTACCCTGTCTTATCTGCTGCAATTCATCGTAGTCTATACCGATTGACAGGAGTTCCGTCACGTAATTCATCTCAATACTCGTAAACTCCCCGTCGCTCAGTGCCCGAATCTTCACGCTTCCGCCCAGTTCTTCAACCGGCAACTCCTCGACGTATTTAATCCCTTGCAAAACCTGCGCTTTGGTTAATAAATCCATATCTTTTAAGTTCTCCTTTCTCTAATAACTCGCCTTGTCATTCGTCAGCGTTACCTTGATTAACCCGCCCAGGGTAGAATCATACTTCAGTTTAGCTGAAGCGCTGACCGATATTCGCCCTGGGCCGCCGATATTGAGCGGAAATGCAGTATATCGTGTTTTGCTGCTCTCCAACTTTAAAACATTCGTTCCGGAAGTAAGTGTAACCTCAAGCGCAACCTCGGTCTGGTTTTTAAACCGGTTATACTCATCCAGGTTCGGCACGTCGAAAGTCAAATTCAGGTTACCCACTAAGTGGCCGTTGAACCGGATTGACCCGATTTTCCTGGTCTGGTTTAAAAGTGCCACGCCTTCAAGGTTATTTTCGATACTCAGACTAACATCCTCCAGATTCGCATTGTCAACCCCGGCTATTTTTATAGCAGCCTGATCCCACAACCAGGGTGCAGCGGTCTCAAAGCTTGGGGTAGTCTTGGTAATCAGCGCTACATCTTTGCCCATCACAGAAGCAGTCAACTTGAGGATCTTCTGCTTAACTCCAAACTCTAACGTTAGTTTATCTACTACGCAACCGGCAAACTGAAACGCCGAGGCAAGGTCTCTGTGAATCTCAAGCGTATACGGCGGCAAGGCGCAGTTGGTTAAAAACGCGCCGCTTGCAGGAAGGAATACGTGAACATAGGGCCCAGTACCAGAAGTACTAGGTGGTCCAAAACAACTACGCAGGAAATAGCCCAGTGCTCCTGGCCGGGCTTCAGCTACTATATCCCCTTTTACGGTCTCAAGCCCAGCATACTGCGGCGGCTCATGACGGTTTATCCAGATAACATTCTCCATAATTTGTTCAATTTCATGCACCAGGGATTCACTGATGAACGGCACGTAATCAGTAGCCGCTACCGGTGTCCCCCAGGCGGTTTCTTTACCCAATCCAATATGCCCAAAAGCTCCAGTCGCCATTATTCATCTACCTCCTTACTCTCTACAACTGTAATTAGTTCAAATTCTTTTACCTTATCTTTATCTTTCTGTTCAACAAAATAACCACTTGCCAAAAGCATTTCAGCGGTTTCCTGATTAACCTCTATCACCTTCCCCTGTTCGAACGTACCGACGCCAGGGAAGTCCCTTTCGTGGTCACCGATGTAAGCGAGTTTCAAAAAACACCCCCCCTTTTAAGCCGTTCTAAAGCTGCCATACTTCACGCGATAGTCTACTTCCGCCGCATGTAAAAGCAAAGTAGCGCTGGCATCTATCGTCATATATTTGATACTATATATATAACTGTCCGTAGTACCACCAACCCCTGCCAGCCGCCGGTTATCGTTATCCGCCGTCAGCGCCAGTCTGATGTTGTGTGCAAGCTCTCTTATTTGCTTCCTCTCCAGCTTCCGGGTTAACGTGCTGCAGATAAACGAATATAGCAAACCTGCCGGTGGATTCGTCTTTATCCCGGGTAATCTGCTCAAAATTTTCCTGGATCGGGCTGACGCTACCGCAGGGATGAACCGCTGGGATCATGCCGTCCACCTTATGCCACTTCTTCACTGAACTGAGGCCGGGATAAACTTCAAGCAGTTCAACAATTTTGTTCAGAATCTCATCAATCTGTGTCATCTTCTGGCTTCCTCCGTCATCCAATCACGAAACACCCGGATAATTGGCTCCTCATCTTCTCTTTGAATCATCAAAAATGGCCTGGCAGGTATCTTAGCTTCCCGAATCGGTATCAATCTGCCGGAACGCACCGGTACCCACAGGAACCGGCCCCGCTTCGGTTTAATCACCCCGCCGAATTGATGAATCCGAGCATAAATCTCAGAGGTACCAATACGCACCTCGTTTTTCCCGACTTCAGTACTGATTGATTTTTTCAAGTCACCCGATACCTGGAGGATATTGTGCCCTCTGGCCACATCAACTGCCTTGCGCAATATCCCGGCTTTGGTTTTCCAGCGTACCGCTTTTTGGTACCGCCTTGTGCCGGCGGCTTTCTCCATGAAGCTGTAATCCATGATCCGGCGGGTCAGCGGGCTTCGGGGCGGCCACTTCGGCCTGCCTTCTTCCTCGAAGTTGCGGATTACCGAACCATAGATAATTTCCCCGGCCCGGCCCAGCGGTACCGATAAATCATGTCCCCGCCGGGCCATGTCCGTGAGTTTCTTTTTGGCTTCATCCAGACCCTCGAACTCGACATTTATCCGGGTCACCATTCAGCAAGCACATCCTCTATCAAGCTTGTTGTAGGAACACCCGCCTCACTCGTTTTCAACGCTTCTGTGGTGCTTCTGATTGCCGGCCTGGTCATTACTCCTGGCGGAATAATTAATTCCACACCAGACAGTCCGGCAAGCAGATTATTTTCAATGACCGCTTCCAGGTCTTCCATCGCCCGGCGGTAGTACACTTCTGAAAGTGTCGTCTGGTCTTTCATCCGCTCCGAGTAATGCTTGTCGAGCACAAAAGAAGCGGCCATGTCAGCCGCTATGCTTTGGATTATATCTGGTACCGGGTCGGCCAGGGGTACCTGATACAGCACTCTCAGCCGCCCGTCTATTCGCTGCTGTGCTTTGATGATGAAGCCGGTTACTTCTGTATCGTTAATCTCGAATTGATCAATCAATTTACAAAGTACACGTACCGCATCAATAGTCGTATACATGTCATCACCTTCTATGCAACATCAGCAAGTATAATCCAGTTCGGATGGAACACCCTGGGGATGCCGTAAATACCCACAGTCAGATCAAGGTACGGATTTTTGGTGTTCGCCGTCTTATCTTCCACTATAGCGAATTTGCCGGGCTGCGGGTTATCCAAAGTACCATTATGCAGGCTGATGGTGCTGGCGAAGTCCATCAGTTTTTCGCCGACCATCCCCCCACCACGGATAACGAACTTGTCATCCGGTATGAATGGGTAGAAAGTACCCGTTTCGTCAGCATAGCCTTCGTCGTATACCACAAACTCAAGCTCCGGAAACAGAAGTTTTAAAGCTCCTGCTACATTGTTTGCGCTCATGAATTGAGCGTATTGCGTATTCTTCAACAGGTCACGTATCTTCGCATTTTGCGCCAGGTAGCCGGCTACTTTCATGTTAAAGTATGCGGTTACGCCCCGGGCGCCGGTACCACGATATAACAGCAGCCAATCTGTGATATTTTTTATCGGGTCTGCAGTAGTTAACGCTGACCATAGCGCAGTACCTTCAAGCGTAGGTTTGTTTCCACTCGGGACATTATAATCCACCGTGTACTTGACGCCATTCTCATCAACCGCAAGCTGGCCGATGGTAAGCGGTTGCCAGGACAACCATTCTAAGCGGCTCTCCAACCGGTCGTCTTGCTGCGTCGAACGCAATACAACCAGATCACGCCCGGAGCGCTGGTTATAGGTGCCTTCTCTGCGCGCATAGAGCAACTGTGCCTCATCTATACGATAGGTCTCTTTCCAGTAGCCGGTACCCATGCGCTTGCGGCTCAGGCCGGGCAGTTCCACCAGCTTGGGGTCGGCGCCCACGTTATGCGCTCTGGTCATGCCCAAGCTTGCGTCTATCACGTCATACTCAATTGCCTCAGCATATACAGGAACGATAGGACAGAAGTTCCGGGCAATGAATTTCGCCGGATCGACTACTCGATTTCTGACGATGTGTGTAACTTCTTGCGTAGTTGGAAAAGTCAGATTCACTTTATTTCACTCTCCTTTTTGTGGTTTATACCGGCACAATAGTAACGTCAGCAACCTCGCGAGCAAACATAGCCGCTTTTGCAACATCATCCATACCGGTCAGTTTAGCAGTATAGAACACCCCGCCTAGATAGACAGCTACATTTAAATCAGTAGCCGAATCTGGCACCTCCTCTGCCAAAATTACCGCCGGGGTTACATTAGCGTTTGTGCCGCCGGTCAGCGCTGTGGCGCTTATGGCAGTTACTACGCCGGTACCGTCATTGCCGGTTGCGTTTGCCGTTGTAACTTTATCTTTTAATATCTCATCAGCGGCAACCGCAGCAGTAATTTGTGCCGCAGTGGTTGTAATGGCTCCTGCTCCGTCAGTGGCAAGGCTTATATCTATCAAGTTGTTGCTAAACTTGACTTCCAACGGTTTACTGTTTCCTCCTGGGTCGGTGTATTTTACTTTGATGTTGTTACCCTGCGTCCCAGGGGCTTTCCACGTCCACACCAGGTCGTTGTTATCACCGGTCAAGTTGGTTGTTAAGCTTGCTTTTACTCCAGCCGTATATTTTTCATACTTACCTGTGCCGGTATTCTTGCCCAGCACCCTTCCGCTTTGCAGATCGCCCTGGCTGGCCGCCAATAAAGCCGAAATAACCGGGCCTGCACTTTCAGGATACGCCAGTATTTTCCGGTCAACGTAAGTTTCAATCGTGGTTACGTTCGGGTCCCTCGCCATTATTTACAACCTCCTTATATTATGTATTTCCCTTCATTAGTCACTTTGCCGCCCAGCGCTTTTACGTCCTCATCGGCCATTTTTTTTATGGCTTCCGGGCTGTCTACCGGCGGCGGGCTGGTCTGTTGGCCAAGTTGCCCCATTTTAATCCGGTGTTCTGTCGGCAAGGCTTCCAGCGTAGCAAACACCTGCTCCGCCATGCTGACTTCTTTGCCGTCGGCCAGCTTGATCACTGTGGTTTCGTAAGCCGGATTTGCCGCCAGGATCGCCCTGGCTTGCTCGCACATAGCCGGCGGGATACCCTTCGTCACCAAGTCTTTAATGCGGTTTTCCACCGTAGCTGTCCAGAGCGATAGTTTTGTTTTTGCCTGTTCAGCTTCGATAGCGGTTAATTTTGTTTCAGCCGCAGTGAGTTTTGTTTTTGTATCATCCAACTCAGCCAGTTTCTTTTTCTCCTCTTCGCTTAAACCGCCGCTCTGACCAGGCTTAAATTTATCTACAAACCCGGTAAGAGTATCCGTCAACTTCTTCAGCAAGCTGTTGTTCTCCTCAAGCAGTTTTTCTTGTCCCACTTTTGTAACCTCCTCGTAATCAAGATAAATTTTCTCTGTTTCGTCCGCTAACACAACCGCCTCCGGCAGCCGTGTCAAAAACGGCTCATTCGTCAAGGCTACCGCTGAAAGCAGTGCACCAACATTCAACCCGGTTTCTTTATCGGCATAGTTCGGATCATATTCCGCACTGGCAAACCGGTATCGTTTTTCCCTTACGGCCTTAGCCACCTCATCATTAGTCGTATCGGCTATCGCATACAGATAGTCACTCTCCTGCACAACGTCTTTTATCCAGGCTTCCGCCGGCGCATCGCCAAATGTGCCTTTTCCATCAGTGTCATGTCCGATTCTTACAAATGGTTGCCGGCCCAGCACCTGGCGCTTGAAGTTCGCTTTCATTTGGTCGAACATCTGTTGTGTCCCTTCGACCACGCCATACTTCGGGTGCTTCCAGCGGCCCAGCCGGAAAAAGGGAATTTTAAGTTCGGCAAGCATTCTTTTTGCCGCATCCGGATGGTCGGCAATCCATTTCTTTGCTTGTTCCTCAGTAAAACTTTCTTTCGGGAAAACAAGAGATTGCGTAGTTGTAGTTGTTTCATCTTGTAACTTTCCAATGACAGCCTTTACTCCTGATTTCCCAAGTTCAATTGTTCTAAAACTACCATCCTGAAATTTTTCAGGGTCTTTTATTCGGTAGCGAAAGCTATCACTTGTTTCATCCCAGCCGCCTCCTTTAGGCATCAACATCCCACCTTTCTTTTCTTTAAAGGATTTTCAAGTATCTTTATCGAAATAAATCGCCAGGAGGTGTTTTACATGCTGTCACTCAAAGCCAGCATTATCCGCGACCCCAAGACGGGTGAAGAGAAGCTTAAACTCAGCGCCCGATACATAACAAAAGACGGCGTTGTGCCAATCGCCGCCTTGCGGGAAGAAATTCCTTTTCCGGACCCGGAGCCTGCGCCGGAAAACGATTCCAAAAACGAAGACCCCGCTTAAATAGCGAGGTCTTTTTTAATCTAATAAGACTTTAAAAAATAATCCCTAACTTTTCTCCTTTTATCCTCATTTCCTCAAGAATACGCTCATTTTCCTCTTTTTCTTCTTCTGTTACTGCATACGGGTGCGGTAAAATTATTTCTCTGACAATATTTAACTTGTCACTATCAACTTTCTTGTCTTCCAACTGCCATACCCCCTTTTAAAAACCTCTTAAACCAAGTATATGTATAAGTTCTTTTCGGGCCTTTTGCGCCAGTTTAGGATTAGGTAAATCACTTTCCCATGTATGTACTGACGGCAGAACTGCATCATTACCACCCATTGCAATCCGTAAATCTTCTGCAATTATTTCATACAATGCTCTTCTTGTCATTAATGTTGTATCAATTCCCCGCTGATGAAGTATTTGCAAATATTTATCATATTGTCGGGCAATATCCACTTCAGTGCCCGTTAATAAATGTGACCTGGTAAAACTCAAAATATGTCCATATTCATGTTTTATCGTCCGGGCAGTCATATCGGCAAAATCAAACTGATAAAGCTTATTAACCAACTTATCAAAAGTTTTTCGAGTAAACTTTCCCTGTCCGATAACTGACCGGGCATTATCTATAAAGCCTATTATCCAGTCTCTATATTCAGTATCCCATGTTCGAGAGCAAATGTAAATAGTCTTTAAATCATTTATCATGATGAATCCACCGGTATCCCGCCAGGCCTCTGCCAAATTATTTATTTTATCCACACCGGTAAGTTTTATTTTGTCTTTTTTAATTCTATCTAATGCCTCATCGATAACTTCTTTCGGACGAGGAGGAGCTGAGGTAAAATAAGATTCTCCAAATCCACTTACACCACCCTGAATAATTATCATCTCCGGTATTGTTATTGCCGGAGATATTGTCTCCCCGCCTGTCCGCCACCCTTTCGGCAGCGGCGCCGCATCAGACCAGTCAAGCGATTTATGAGTAATCTCTTTGCCCTGGTATTTGCCGTAAACCGGCTTTAAAATACTCCGGCATCTGCCGTGCAGCGGCGGAGTATTTGCCGGTAGCCGGGGATCATCCATCACCATAATCAGCCCATGCCGGGTTCGGCATTGAGCACTTGTCCGCTTGTCCAGAATAGCCGAAAACTGCACATAATCAACGCCGTGAGCATGGAACCCTGCCAACCGGCCACGGTTATAAGCATAAGTCGTTTCCGTGGTTGTAATCAGCCCAGCCCGATTGCGATTTACTCTGAGTACGTCTTGAAGTCTCTGCTCTACATCTTTCCTTGACGCCCCCAACAACCGCTCCATAAGCGCCTGCTTAGTCTGCGTAAGCAAATCAGCTTCAAAATCACCAGCTAGAATCAATTGCCTGGCCTGGAGTGCTTTAATCGCCTCCACCGGCTTAATCCAAATCTCAAACTTCGGAACATTTGGCAGTAAAAAATCTTCCTCAGCCAGTTTTCGGCCGGCTTTTTTAAGAATGCCTTCAACTTCTAAACCTGCATGGGCTTGGCCGATACTGTAAATATCGGCCGCATAGTTGGCCAGTATTGGCGCCAGCAAACCCGCACCCGGCAGAACAAACGTCGATACCTGCTCAAAAGTAACAGAAGCAGGTATGTTATCCACAACCTGCTTCAGCCAGCGTTCGATTTGTAGTAATAAATTTTCCTCTTCCTCATCGAGCCTCTTTTTAAATATCCTCTCCAGGCGGTTCATCATTTTCACCGCCCCGCGGGTAGCGGTTATATTCTTTCAGTACCGCCTCCCGTACTTTATCATCAAGCGGGATAGGGTCTCTTTCCGGCATACCCAAACTTTCCCTTACATACTTAAAATCCTGCTCCTGCTGTGGTTCAAGATAGCCGGCATTTGTCATGTTCAAGAAAACTTCAGATAATGCTTTCTTGTCGTCTTCAGCCAGAGTTTTTCGCTGAAAATTACCATAGTCGCTCTGCGGCCCGAAATTATATTCAATCATCCGCCTAATCAACTGCTCAAGCAGCACTTCGGACAGATGGTTACATAGGGTATCAACCGTCATCATGAAAGTGTCAAAGTGTTTTTGCCCCAGGGAGTAGCTGCCGGAATTCACGCCCTCGTCAAAGACTAAAGACGGCACCAGTAAACCCCGGTAAATCATTTTGTTGAAATATAATACCGCCCGCTCAAAAGCTTCTCCAACGCCGGCGCCAGCACCAGTCAGCGTTTTCACGTCTATTTGCGCCTCGTCTTTGCGGCTGCTGCGAAAGGCTAAACCCGTTCCGCTCTGCAAGTTAGCCAGCACGCGCAAAGCCCAGGTGATTTGGCTTATCTTTGTGCCTGGGTTGTCAGGATCATCTATCTCATCATCCGGAACCAGGGCAGCCACCAACGGAGTGCCGAAACGATCAAGCCCCCTGGCCCACATCTTCAGTATCGAATCTTTGAGCAACCAGTTCTTGCGAATCCGTTTAAGCAAACTTTTACCATAGTGATTCCCGAACCGCTTCCCGTAACTAAAAACGATGCATTTTTCCTTAGGAATATCCACCGGGGAGCCGGCATACCAGCGGTATTGTTTTATCCCTTCCAGGGCGCCGGTTTGCTTATCTACCGCCATCAGCACCGTCAGCGGGTGGTATGTTGCAAGCATGTCGAGCATTACGTTTTTACCTACCGGTTTATAAACTGCTTCCGTTCCGGAATAGCCGGCCCACAGAGCCGATAGAATGTCTTGGCAAGCAAGCAGTAGGTTACCTTGCATGTCTTCAAAGTTGCCGTGGATAAATTCGGTTATTTTTGAGTTTTCATGCTCATATTCCCCCAGCCGGAAGATACTAACCATGTTCAGAAAGTCCAGCCCGGTCCCGACGGTTTCATCCGTGTCGATCATTTTTTCAAACTCGGTAAGCGGTACGCTTTCTGGATTTGCAATGCAGTTGTCGAAGAGAAAGAAAGTCTGGTCAAGTTGTGAGCCGATTTGAGCGTATTTGTTGTTTGCTACTACTATCTGATTAGCTATTTGCATTTAACGCACCTACCAGTTTATCTGTGATGATTCGGTCTTGCCGGCTACGCCGCCAGGCGCTCCACGAACAGCCAGCCTGCGAACAAAAGAGTAAACGGCATATCTCATGCAGTCCATGCCGTGGTCATTCAACTTTATTGGCTCTTCTTTTACGTTCTTGTCGCCTTTCTGCTTCGGATACTGATATCCCTGGATTTCTTCCAAAGTGCAAGTCGGCTTTTTTTCTTCCACCAGCGCCGGATCTTTCTCCATCAACGAACTCCTGAGAAAACAAAGACCGGGCTTACCCCGGTCATCTATCTGCAGCTTTTTATAAACTTCCTGGATGCCAGGACTCACGTCTTTAACTGCCGGCATAGTTCGTATCCCGTACTTCTCCAACGTCGCCCGGTCTTCAGCATCATGATCGGCGTAAGTGGCAAGATAAGTTTCTCCCCGGCTCAGTTCATTAATCTGCCTGGCATGATCTTCAACCAGCCGGCGGGAATGATATAATTCCCTGTAAAGATACCATTCATCATCTGGGGAAATGGCCCACCACTGGCAGACGAACGGATTTGCATAGCCGAAGTCGATACTTCTAACTTTTGGCCATTCTTGCCAACCTCGCGTCATAGTGCTCACTACATGAACAAGCGGGTCAAAACAGTCATAAACTAGTCCTTCAAAACTTACCCATTTCCCTAAAACAAATCTATCTCTATAGCGTCCAGACAACGTTTGAATCTTCGACATGTAATCTGCCGGCAGATGCGGGTTTTCCAAAGCATTTGATTCTATTACTTCGGTCATCGGTCGGCCATCCGGCAAAAAAGGCCGCTCAATATAGAATCGCTGGTAGCACCAGTGCCCCTGATGCGCCGGGTTGGTTGCCGCAAATAACTGCCGGAAAGGGACTTTACTTAACCTGATGCGACCCCCCAGCATAATCCAGTCATCTTCAGTCAGTTCAATTACTTCATCAACGCCACAGGCCCCCAGGTTCAGGGACTGAATTTTGAGCGGATCATCCAAACCGAAAAAGTATATTTGACTGTTGTTTCTCAAAGTCAGGAGATGATCCGTCTTGTTCCACTTCTTGATATGATCAGCCGGACATACTTCTTCAAAGAAAGTCCGCATAGTAGTTTGCTTCAACGCATTGAACGTTTTCCGGCAGATGCCTACAAAGTTCTTGGGATACTTCAAGCATAAAAAATAAGCCTTCTCACAAAGAATCCGGCTCTTCCCGGCACCCCATGCTCCTGAATATAAAAGCTCCGGCGCTGTCGATTCCATAAAGCGGCGCTGGCCCGGTAAGTTATCTAAACGGCTAATCTTCCGGGTAGACATCAGTATCAAAATCGTAAAGTTTTAAAGTTATTTCACTTTCATTAACGCCGGCGCCGCTATACTTCAACTTGGTGTCTATGGTCTGGCGCAGTTCTTTTGCTACAACCAGTTTGCCGCCAATATCTATCTCGGCGGATTTGAACCAGTTTAGTTCCTGGGCGATAAGTTCATCAAGTATGTCCAGGTCACGAGGCACGGTAACCTTGATTTTTTCCTGCACCAGGGCTTTTGTCTGTTCGGCACGTTCTTGACGAATCTCTTTTATATATCGGGCTACAGCACCGTAACCTATTTCTACCCCGTATTTTTGTTTTAAATATTCGGCGATTTGCCGGCTGGTCTTGGTGGTAGCCAATTCCAGAACCACTTCAGACAAGTTGTTTTGATCAATTTTGTTCGGCCTGGCCATCGGGACCACCACCTTTTGTTGTTCCATTTTGGTTTAGTGTGTTTTAAAACGTTTTAAAACACAAAAGCCGCCCTTGCGGACGACTCCCAGTAACATATTAACACAGTTTACCTCTTTCAGGCTTGCAAAAAACTTGCAAGTTATTTTTTGCAACTACCAATCAATACCACCCTAACCTTTCCGACACACCAAAGACAAACCCCGTCCGGTAGCGGTGGAAAGTACTTTCGTCCATGCCCGAAGCTTCTGCCATGACACGCGCCCTCATATCAAACCTATTCTGCCCTTCTATCTGCGCCCGTATCTCCGTCGGCGGCTCCCATTTGATGGCCAATCCATACTTCACCCATATAACCCGGCGTCCTTCTTCCCGTGTCGCGGCATAAGTATCTTCAATTGCCTTGGTTATCCGATCCATCTCACGGAGCAGAATTGAATCAGCCAACTTGGTAGCCCGTCGTTCAACAGCGCTGTCGGCGTACCTGTCACCGCTGACCCTCGCCAGCTCTTCCTCCCGGCCGGCCAGAAGAATCATCTGTCTGAATTCCTTTATTGCCTCAAGGGTATCCCGATAGCTGTATATTTCTGCCTCTATGTGTCTGAATGCCGCTCTTTTCAGCTTCATATACATCCCTCCTGGACAGTGTTTTCGCAGTATGCTATACTGTGGGTAGTGTGCATGTCCAAGGGCCGTGAGACGGCTCTTTTTTTTCTGCGTCTGGGGGTTGCAATACTCCTTTTGATAACACAGTATGTTTTGACACCCCAGGCGCAATATTGACGCCGGACGGTTGCAACTCTCTGTTTGAAACACACTTCTGCTGTTGACACGCCCGGCGAAAAATTGGCGGCGGGGGTTGCATACGGGGAATTGATAACAACCACTGCGTTGACACCCCGCCGCTTAAAATTAAGCCACTTCGCGCAAGCAACCGTCTATTGCTTCTCTAAGCTTCTGCAGACCGTTTATTTCCGCCTCCGTCAAGTTTTCAATTCTTGTCTTACTTAAAGCATCACACAAGCTATTAACCAACGCCATCAGTCCCGTCCGCGGCGTCCGCAAGCGGCCAGGGTTTATGTCTTTGCCGGTTTCATAGTTGATTTTTGCCATCTTGGGCAATGTTTGCTCAGGCATCATCTGCTTTGTTTCTTCCGGCGCTTTCTCCTGCATCTCCTTCTGTGCTTCTTTTCGTGCTTCCTTCTGCGCTCCTCCCTGCGCTTCCTGGGCAGACTTCCACGTATCGAGGATGAGTTTCAGCGTTTCTGTCGCCCCGCCTTCAGTAAAGTGCAGATATTTAACACCTAGCTTAATAGCGTACTCGTTCCCTATTTTTTCCGCCGCGTCCTTTAAAACTCTATTTCTGTCACTGTATTTCAGCCGGGCCACGTAGTGCTCATTGTCCTCCAGCGCGGCTTCTTTCCAAGCCGCCAGGTTATCTTCAATCGGCGGCATGTCCACCCAGCGGACATCAACTTTCTCATCAGCATAGTTCTTTTCGCCGTAAAACTCTTTATAGGCGTAGTACCGGTGATAACCGCCGACGATAATATTGGTGTTTTTGTCCACCACAAGCGGGGGGAACTTCGCGCCGTTCGCCAGGTCGTTAACCAAACATCTGATGTGATCGGTGTCCAGGTGACTGCGTACCCAGATGTTTCTTTCTACTACCAGCGAACCGAGTCTTGCTTTTTCCAAGTTTTTCATTGGTATCCTCCTTTTATTTTTTTTTGAATTATCGCCGGCCTGGGTTGCAACGAAGCTCTTGATAACACATGACGAATTGACACCAGGCACGGCAATTTTTAGCGGCGGGGGTTGCACGTAGTGGGTTGATAACAAAACCGCGATTGACACCCCGCCAAATAGTTTATATTTTTGGTGGCCGGTGGGTTGCAAGCTTTCAGTTGATAACAACGCAGCGTTTGACACCACCAACCAAATTTTATTTAAATTTTATCGGCAGCGGGGATTGCACGCGGAGTT